AATGCAGAGGAAACTTTTACTAATATAAGAGTTCTTCATAGTCCAGAGTATCTGAGCTCAAATAATAATATTGAGAAGTTTCAGAAACAGACATTCTGTATTGTTGGTGGAGAAACAGCTGCTTGTCATCTTATCACCTCCATATTTTGCAGTCGATTGAAGTATCTTACTCTTGAGAATATTCATATTACTGATATTAAAACTGCAGCATTGGTTAAGTACTCAGAGAATTTCTATTTGGGTATGAAGGTTACTCTCTTTAATGAATTATATGAGATTCATAAGAGGATAGGATGTGATTCCACCTTTGATGAATTTCGTGCCCTATCAGGTGCCGATCCACGAATTGGCACATCACATACCCAAGTTCCTGGTTGGGATGGTAGCTTTGGTTGGGGTGGACATTGCCTAGATAAAGATAACTACGAGTTTATGAAATTCTCGGAAAGTCCACTGGTTGAATTCATTTGGAACCTCAACAACACTCACAGGAAAAAGAACAATGAAGGTACCTAATTGGCAGCACCACTCCAAGAAGGAGAAAAAACGAACACTTAAACCACAGGCCTTACGTAGTGCTAGAGCAAGACGTGGCCAATTGATAAACCGTCTACTAAACCCCACCAAGCGTGGGGTTTCGTCTTATAATGTGTACATAATCAAAAGTGCTCATGCAGATCAATCACGAAATAAAATCTCAACTTGCTAAACTACTTGCTACAGAAGACTTAATTGTTGAGAATAAAAAAGTGGAAACTGCACAGTTCAATGTTCAGACTCGTGTACTAACTCTTCCACAGTGGGAAAAGGCAAGTAATAATGTTTATGATTCATTGGTAGCACATGAAGTAGGCCATGCATTATATACTCCTAATGAATGGGACTGGTTGGGTAAGATACCTCAGAATTATGTAAATGTTTGTGAGGATGTAAGAATTGAGAAGTTGATGAAGAGAAGATATGCAGGACTTGCTAAAACCTTTTATACAGGATATAATGAACTCAATGATAATGATTTTTTTAATTTAGAAGATGAAGATATTGATACTCTTAGTCTTGCTGATAGGATTAATTTATACTATAAGGTTGGTGCGTGGAATGACATATCTTTTTCAGTTCCTGAAAAGGAGATTGTCTCTTTAATTGGTAACACAGAGACATTTGAGGATGTATTAAAAGTAGCAAAAGTTCTTTATGAATACTGTAAAGAAGAGTTAGAAAATCTTCAAAAATTACAAGAAGATATTAATAAGTCTGATGTTGAACTTGAAGATGAAGGGGGTACTCAGAGTCCTCAACCTTCAAGCTCAGATGATAAAAGATCTATAGAAGATGATCTTGAGGAATCTATTGAGCCAAATCCAGATGAATCATATGGTGGAACTTCTAAACAAGAAAATGTAGGTGGAAAGGAATTTAATCCAGAGCCACAAGTAAAAACTGTTGAATCTTTAGAGAAAGCACTTCAAGATCTTAATAGTCTTGAGTCCAGTGAGACGCAGTATTTTGAATTACCGAAATTAAATTTAGATGATATTATTATTCCTAATAACATCATTGATAAAATTATAAAAGATGAGTTTGCTGAACAGGTAGAGGAATGGNAAGAAAATAAGTATGCTGATATAGATGATATGTTCCAGAGTGTAGATAAGGAGTATGATAAATTCAAGAAGTCTGCACAAAAAGAAGTTAATTATCTTGTAAAAGAGTTTGAGTGTAAAAAATCTGCTTCTGCATATGCTAGAGCATCCGTATCACGCACTGGTGTTCTTAGTACAAATAAATTACATACCTATAAGTTTAATGAGGATTTGTTTAAGAAGGTAACTACTATTCCTGATGGTAAAAATCATGGATTAGTATTTATTCTTGATTGGTCAGGTTCAATGAGCCCATTTATGATGGATACAATTAAGCAATTATATAATCTAATATGGTTTTGTAATAAAGTTAAGATTCCTTTTGAGGTTTATGCTTTTACAAATAGTTTTCCTAAGACAATGTTGAGGGATCACGTAGAATATGAAAGAAAGGAAGGTATAGCCACTGTTGAAGAAACATTTTCTATGATGAATATATTGACCAGTAAAGTAAGATCAAAGAAACTTGATGAACAGTTAAGAAACATTTTTCGTATAGCAGCATCTTTTGATAATAATACATGGACATTGTATAGACCTCCTACTGGAATGAGTCTTTCAGGAACTCCATTAAATGAAACTATTATATCACTTCATCAAATTCTTCCAAAATTTAAAAATGATAATAAATTAGAAAAGGTTCAATGTGTAATTTTAACTGATGGTGAAGGCCATCCTTTAAGATTTAATAAAGGATTTTTAAGACATTGGGATACTGAAACCTTTATGGGAACAGCTCCTGTAAGTCATAATACTATTTTACGTAATCGTAAAACTGGTAGAACATATGATTGTAGTAGAGCAGAATCTTGGACTGGAGTAACTGATCTTTTACTTGAGGATTTAAGAGATACTTTTCCTTCTATAAATTTGATTGGTATTCGTGTTATGGATAGTAGAGATGCAGGTTATTTTATTAGAAAATATCTTGGATATCAGGGTGATGGATATGATCTAACAATGAAGAGATGGAAGAAGGAAAAATCATTTGGTTTAAAAACTGATGGTTATCACAAATACTTTGGTATTTCATCATCAGCCTTATCAAATGATTCTGAGTTTGAGGTTCAAGAAGATGCTACAAAAGCACAAATTAAAAAAGCATTTGCTAAATCTCTTAGAACTAAAAAGATGAATAAAAAGATCTTAGGTGAATTTATTGAACTGGTCGCTTAATGGCCAGTTTAATAAGTGACCATTAATCCTTACAATTACCACTTATTGTTGATATAATAAGTACATACAAACGAAAACATTATGCCTTTTGAAATTAAGATGACTGAAGATCAAGTAGTAGATGGATTAAAAGGTGCTTACGGCACAGAACTCACTGCTGCAGACATTCGTGCCTTTTGTGCAATGAATGATATTGGTTATCAAACAGTTACTAAAAAAATACAGAAGTATAAAGTATCAAAAGGTAAGTGGAATCTTGAAGTTACTACTAAAGTAGTAGAAGATATTGAAAAATCATTTAACGCTCCTGCTGTAGAACCAGTTGTTGAGCAAAACCTTGTTCCTGAAAAAGATGAAACCTTTGTTAAATTTGGCCCATTCGCAGACCTTAAAAAAATTATACAAAGTAGGATTTTTTATCCTACTTTTATCACTGGACTCTCTGGAAATGGTAAAACATTTTCTGTAGAGCAATCATGTGCTCAACTTAAAAGAGAACTTATTCGTGTAAACATTACTATTGAAACAGATGAAGATGATCTTATTGGTGGTTTCCGCCTTGTTGATGGTGCCACAGTCTGGCATGACGGCCCCGTTATTCAAGCTCTCAACAGAGGAGCTATCTTGCTTCTTGACGAAATCGACCTTGCCTCGAACAAAATCCTTTGCCTCCAATCCATCCTTGAGGGTAACGGAGTTTTCCTTAAAAAAATCGGAAAGTTCGTTAGACCAGCAGCAGGATTCAACGTCATTGCAACCGCAAACACTAAAGGTAAAGGTTCAGATGACGGAAGATTTATTGGAACTAACGTGCTTAATGAAGCCTTCCTTGAGCGATTCCCAGTAACTTTTGAGCAGGATTATCCAGCACCATCAGCAGAACAAAAGATTCTTTTAAATGTTGCTAATAATGTTGGTGTTACTGATGCTGATTTCTGTAAGAGATTGGTAGATTGGGCAGATATTATTCGTAAAACATTTTATGATGGTGGTGTTGAGGAAATCATTAGTACTCGTAGATTAGTACATATCATTCGTGCTTATTCAATCTTTGGTAAGAAAGAAAAAGCAATCGAAGTTTGTGTAAATAGGTTTGATGATGAGACCAAGCAATCCTTTATTGAATTATATGATAAGGTAGATGCTGACTTTGAAATGAACAAAGAGGAAGATTAATGACCATTTGGCAGAATTATATAAGTGCCTACAGATCAATTCTACCTATGAAGATAGAAGGTCTGTGGGCAGGTTGGGAAGGTAAAGGAACCTACCTGAATGCTATCACTCATTCACATCCACACTTTATTAAGTCAAGACAAGTGGATATCTCTGATGGTAAGAATGTTGATATCTTCAATTGCATAGCATATCCAAAGACTGGAAGTAATCTTCCCTGTTTTGGTATGGATCTCATGGGATTTAGTGATAAGAAGGTTATCATAGTATTTGATTTTCAACATCCAACAGAAAATTATTTGTATTCTGTGGATGGATTACCAAAGGCTACAGAAGATTATCGTTTCTTTGAAAAAGGTAATCACTTCTCAGAGAATATTTTTGTAAGATATTGCAAACCAAACGAAGTTGATGAACATCTAGAAATGTTTAAGGCTTACTTGACTAAGTACAAAGATATGGTAGAATATGAGAAACCCACTGGTACTGATACTAGTGTATATAAAGATTTTGATGCTTATATGACCAGACTTGATCCAGTAAGTGGATTCCTTAAAGGNAAGTTTGGCCAAGAAAAAGCAGAGAGTCTAGTAAACGATTTCCTATTTGAATATGGTTAATGCATGGAGTCTTGCAGCCTCTATATTAAACGGAACACTTGATGAGGACTACCCTATTATGACCGATGATAAAAATAGAATAACACCACAAGAAAGTGATGAGTATGATCCAATAGGATCAGGAAATACTGCTTCATCTGATTCATATGGTAACATTACCATCAATGGTATTGATGGTGTGGAAACAATTTATGTGGGAGACAAAACCTCAGATGATGGATTTGATTATGATGATCATGCGTATTCCATAGAAATGGGATCAGGTGGTGTAGACCTAGCTGATGTAGATGATCAAAGAGCACATCATTTTGGAACTGCTTCTGATTATTCCAATACAGATTTGACTGATCTAAATATACAGGCAAACTCACCATATAACGATGGGTGGACACAACAAGCATACAAAGAAATGATTGAAGAAAAAAAGAGAGAACCTAAAAGAGATGGTCGATATAAGTATCATGAGGCAGAAATCATGAATGATATTGAGGATTATATTTCAAGTACCTATAATGGACATTACACTGGAACACAACATCAGTTTCGTAATATTCAGACAATAGACTTGATGGCCTCTAGGGATCTTGCTTCTGATTTTTGTCAAGCAAATATACTTAAGTATGGTAGTCGCTATGGAAGTAAAGATGGATGTAATAAGAAAGACTTGATGAAAGTCATACATTATGCTATGCTATTACTACACTTTGATGAGCACTACGGTACACCATCTACTAGTGATGGAACTTTTGAACAAATGCCTTAATTATGAAATTATCTGATAACACTCTTACAATCCTCAAGAACTTTGCAGGAATTAATAATTCAATTCTTGTAAAGCAAGGAGATAAACTTCGTACTATTTCTGTTGCAAAGAATATTCTTGCAGAAGCAGTGGTTGATGAACAGTTTCCACGTGACTTTGCAGTATATGATCTCAATCAATTCTTAAATGGATTGGGATTACATCAAGATCCTGAAATGGATTTTACTGAAGAATCTTATCTTACTATTCGTGAAGGAAAGAGAAAGGTTAAATACTTCTACGCAGATCCTAATGTAATTATTTCTCCACCTGAGAAAGAAATTAATCTTCCTTCAGATGATGTTCAATTNAAGTTGGATACTAGTTCATTAGAAAAGTTATTAAAAGCTGCTGCTGTATATCAACTTCCTGATTTTTGTGTTGTTGGTGAAGCAGGTGTTGTTAAACTTGTGGTGCGTGATAAGAAGAATGATACTTCTAATGAATATGCAGTTATAGTTGGTGAAACTGAAAAGGTATTCACATTCAACTTTAAGGTAGAGAATATTAAAATTATTCCAGGCCCATATGATGTAGCAGTTTCTTCTAAACTACTATCCAAGTTTCAGAATACTCAACACGATTTAACTTACTTTATTGCGTTAGAACCTGATTCAACATTTGGATAAATGAGTACAGCAAAAGAAAAAATAGAAGAGATTTACTCTAAGGAAGATTGGAAGAATATCTTCCTTAAGGGATATGAAGAAAGTGGATGTACACAACATCTTTCTAAAGAAACAATAACTAATGTTCAATTTTATAATGAGCATGAAGATGAAATTTTAGATTATTTTGAAGATACTTATAAAGGCCCAGAACCTTTAATTGAAAAAATAATTAAAATGGCTGCCTATGATATAATCATGGTAAAATCGATCTCTGTACAATACTTTGTTGAAATGTATTCATGTGAAGTTGTTGGTATTCCATTCAATGGTGAA